GACGCTAAAGGTAATCAGAGAGCAGAGATTATTGAGGTAAAGCCAGCCAAGGAGACGTTCTTAGAACAAGCAAAGTCTCAAAAGGCTAAGGCAGCGGTCGCATTGAATACCTTTAAATGGGCAGCGGCACAAGCGTTTGCTAGAAATCATGGCATGACATTTAGGGTTATGAATGAGGGAAATATATTCAATAATCCGAAAGGGAAGGCTTAATGACGAAGAAAATGGAAGAATTTTTTAATCTACCCACTAGTGATGAACCGGTGGTAGAAGAAGAGTTGCCATCGAAAACTAGAGAAGAGCTAATGGTTGAAGCTAGAGAAATTTATTCATCACTTACTACAGCAGAGAAGGTTGATTTTGCACTCCCTACAGTGGTGGGGTTGGATATGCATGATAGTGAAATGGACTCAATTGCTGCAAAAGCAGTTAAGACGTTCGAAGATCTAATTGTGCTTGGTGGCAATGTTCCAGATCTGCATGCAGGTAAGATTTATGAAGTTGCAGGACAGATGCTCAAGACTGCCCTTGAAGCCAAGAATGCAAAAGCCGAAAGAAAGCTTAAGATGATTGACTTGCAACTAAAGAAGGTTCGTAGTGAACAAATTGATCTAGACCAGGGTAACGGCGAAAGAAGGCACGCTAACGGTGGAGAATTTGACAGAAATGAACTACTAAAATATATAGTGTCCGCTAAATCAGAAAACTCTGATAAATAGTCGTAACACTGGAGTCACTATATGGCAGAAAAGAAATCTTTTATATCTTATGTAGCAGAAACTAAAACAGACTATAACTATGTTCTGAAGTTTGCTGTGCATGAAATGCCCGACGGCACAATTGACATGTTAGAAGCATGCCTGAAGAAGTATGACCTAAAGTCCGCATCGGCATTTAGAAAAACTCCAATTCAGGAAAGTCCGTTAGATTTTCCTAATGTAAAGAATACACCGGTATTCATTTGCGACTTAACATTAGGATATCCGGGTTCGTTAGATTTTCTAAGAATTTATATCTGCAATAATTTGGGTATTTCTCCATCACAGTTAGCCGTATATTCGGATAATGATCCTCGTCAAATTGAAACAGATTTATATCTCGACAGAAATTCAGAAGAATTTAAGAAGAAGTATAAGACGCGGCTTGGTAGTGATCATGAAGCTACTGAAGTTCCTGCTTATGGTGAGAAATACAATACAGACTTCCTTAAAGAACTTGCAAAGGTTAGTAAGGAGAGAGTGGTAACAACTGTTGAAAATCCACTAAGTCCAAAAGAGACAACCGATCACTCAACACTTCCTAAAGGATATGACAGTTTCAATGATCCAAAGAATTTAAAGAAAGACGACGTAGGGCTCTTCGGTCGCGTTAAGAAGCCTAACTTGTTAAAGGTAGGTATGCTATGAAAAGTATGAGACAAATGATTAGCCTTATGGAGGGCGTAATGGCTGTTCCTGGAGTTGGGCAACAACCGAGCGGCGCAGGTGGTACCGAGGCAGATATGCAAACTGCCGGCACAGTAGGAAGAAATGCATCTGATGCTGAATTTGACGCTGCTCAACAACCGACGACCGAAAGTGCACCTCCCGGAATGGAAGATGTTGTCATGAAACTTAAGAAAGAATATCCCAACGATCACAGCAAGGCATTTGCTACAGCTTGGTCTATATACAATAAGAAGCACGGTAAGGCCGAAGAAGGTTGCTCAATGGAAGAAAGTGTCCCGGCAGTAGATTCGTGCCAACAGACAAATCCAGCGACAGCCGATGTGGCATGTGCTATGGAGGAAAGTGTGTCAGATTTAATTTATGATCAGCAGTATTCGAGATTTAGCGATCTCATGAATTCGTTTGTTGAGCCACAAGAAGCATTTGATGTGCTCTCTAGAGAAATGGCAGAACAAGGAATTGAAGGCGAGGAACATGATGCCATTATGCAACGTCTGGAGAGTGATTTCTTTCCAGATGATAGCGCATTTGATATGATGAATGGTCCGGACGATTTCTCTGATGATGCAGAAGCTCTTGCAAGCGCAGGTCATGGCAGTGATGAAGACTACGGTTATGCAGATGAAGTCGACGAGGCAAGAAGTTCTGATATCAATCCAGAAGAAGTAAAGTCTCTAGCAACTATGCCGGTTGATGCGGCAAAGGCTCGAGCACATGAAATCATTGCAGCATCTACTACAAGCGATAACAAGAAATCATATCTTGCTAATCAGATTAACAGGGCAAGAAGCGCAATGGATGTTACATCGCTTATGTATAACATGATTCTTGCTGGTGAAGGAAACGCAGTACAGGGCAGCCGTTATGGAAAGAAGTTTGGTAATTCTATGGAAGAAGATATAAACAACGGCTACGATGATGTTAATTTTGCGTCTGGCAACGATTTCTTCCCGAATGGTGCCGATAGTCCTGTCGTAAGAACAGTTGGCCCATCCGGCGCACGTCAGGGTGACAATCCCGAACAGAAGAAAATGCAGGTTGCAGAAGTACACAAAGAACTTGTCTACGGATATAGAAACTTCCTTAAGGAATCTGCACAAGCAACTCAAAAAAAAAAGTTAACTGAAAGTGCCCAGGTAGCTGATATAAAAGTTACCGAACTCCACGAAAATCCATTTGCAGACGGCGATTCCATTACTTTTGATGGTTCAATTAGCCTATCTGCAACCGCTATGAGCAAAAATGGTAAGCCTGCCGAAATTGGATATTCGGTGGATGTTAAGGCCGAAGCCGGACTTGGATGGGAATCTGATGAATCTCCTACAGGCTGGAATTACAAAACAGATAATCCTACATACACTTCTTACGAATATGCCGAAGCCGGCGATATATCAGTAACAAATGTTCAATTTACTGATGGTGCTGAATATTATGTCAACAACGAAGCAATGGAATTGCAGGAATTCTATCAACATTTTGATACAATGGTTCTGAAGCAATTACTAAATCCAGAAATATATGTTAAGGCACTAGGTTCATCATTTGATAAGGCTGCTGAAAATCTAGAACCACCTGAACAAGAATTTGATGAACCAGAGAGATACGATTCTCGTTATTAATTATGGCAATTTATCAAGACGATAAACTTGTAAAGCGTGCCTATACAAAGGTATCGTATTCTAAAGAGCAGATAGACGAACTCAGGGCTTGCCTTGATCCAGTTACTGGTCCGGAGTATTTCATCAGCAATTTTATGTATATCCAACACCCAATGAAGGGTAGACAAAAACTTGAGTTATATGATTTTCAGATTGATCTAATTACCAATTATCACCATTATAGAAAATCTATTAATATGGTCAGTCGGCAGATGGGTAAGACTACTGTTGCTGCCGGATATCTATTATGGTATGCAATGTTCGTTGATGATGCAACAATTCTTATTGCTTCTAACAAATATGATGGTGCTCAAGAAATTATGCACAGAGTTCGATATGCCTATGAATCTGTGCCTGATCATATTCGTGCAGGTGTAAAGACTTATAATAAGCGTTCTATTGATTTCGATAATAACTCGCGTATTGTAGCAACTACCACAACTGAAAATACTGGTCGCGGTATGTCCTTATCACTTGTTTATCTTGACGAATTTGCATTCGTTGAACCAAATATAGCTAAAGAATTTTGGACATCACTATCACCTACCTTATCAACGGGTGGTAAATGTATTATTACCTCTACTCCAAATACTGACGAAGATCAATTTGCTGATGTCTGGTTTGGAGCCAACAAGATGGTCGATGCCAACGGTAATGAAACAGAAGTTGGCATAAATGGTTTTAGACCTTATATATCAACATGGGAAGCCCATCCGGACAGAGACCAGGCATGGGCTGATTCGGAATTAGCGGCACTTGGTGAAGATAGATTCTTACGAGAACACAAATGCCAGTTTATTACATTTGAAGAAACACTCATTAATCCTGTTAAGCTAGCGCAACTAGAACCATCTAACCCTATTCGTAAGTCGGGACAGGTACGTTGGTATTCCGAAATTCGTCCAAACATGACATATGTTGTTTCTCTTGACCCGTCCATGGGTACAGGTGGCGACAACTCAGCTATTCAAGTTATTGAGTTACCTTCGTTGGTACAGGTTGCAGAATGGAGTAGCAATAAAACTCCAATTGAAGAACAAGTTCGTACCATGAAACGTATACTAGAGGAAATTTATGCTGCGGGAAAACCCGAGACATATTGGTCTGTTGAAAGCAATTCACTAGGTGAAGCGGCATTAGTTGTCATTAGAGATACAGGCGAAGAAAACTTCCCCGGTACAATGTTGCATGATCCAAAGAATCGTTTACAAGGTAAGTCTGGCCGGCGAGCCGGCTTTGTTACAACCAATAAATCAAAACTAGAGGCATGTGCCAAACTGAAATTCTTGATTGAATCGGGTAAGATGAAACTAAATTCTAGAGGTATCTTATCAGAACTCAAGGTATTCGTATCCCGAGGCAATACTTTTGAAGCTAGAATTGGGCAAACAGATGACCTTATTATGGCAATGATTTTAGCGGTGCGCATGACCGATTATATTTCTACCTGGGATGATCAATCACAGGCTGCAATTAACAGTAACATAGCTACAGATCACGAATCTAGCTATGATGCCCCGATGCCTGTTTTTATCTAACAACAGATAAATAAGAGAAATAAGGATTTTATATGGTTGAAATGGACACCCTAGCAGGAAAAGTATTTTCACTACTGAAGGGTAATGGATTGCAAATTAAGATTTTCGACGACGAAGGTGCAGAAACAACTGATCCTACTGTTGGTCGCAGATTCTTTGTGGCCAGTCCTAACATTATGGTAACCATTGACGAAGATAATAATAGTATCCAATTTAGTAAAGGCGCAAATGTTGGCAATTCAATAGATGGTCTACAGAAGAATATTCGTAAAATTGCTGATGAGTTTCTTATGAACTCGGATATTAAGGTATTTGGTAAAACTATCCAGCCAAGAGATTATGCCTATCAGGCAAAGATGAAGAAGGGAAACAATACTATGAATACACTCGCCGAAAGTTTGAGCAGAATGTTTGGTTCGGCAAGAACGTCGCAACAAACTTTGGAAAATGTGCGAATTCTTGTAAAACACAAGACTCCTGTAGACGAGAATGTACGCGGTTCACGTACACGCCACATCAGCGCAATTTTCCTCGAATCTAATGGTGAACGTTTCCGTTTTCCACATAACTATCTACCGGGTGCAAGAGCTATGGCTCAACATATGGCTCACGGTGGTACATTCGGTGATAAGGTAGGCTCGTACATTAGTGAGAACACAGGCAACTTATTAAAGCTTCAATCGTTCAACCGTTATGTAACAACCAATAAGCTTATCAATGAAGACAGTTCGGGTATTGTTGAGACAGTTAAAGAGAACATCGAAACTATTCGTACAGAACTTAAGAAGCTCACAGGTGTAAAGACCTACGAGACAGTTAAGGCTCGTTTAGAAACATTTGAACGCGAAGCACTTGCTGAAGATGATACAAGTGGATTGAAGGAACTTTTTACCATTCGTCGTTTTGATGAAAAGTTTGAAGAAGTTCTTCCAATTGTAAAACAACTTGTCCAAGAGCGTGATACCTTCCATAAGCGTATAGAAGAAGCTGCCGCTAATGTTGTTATGATTAGACGCGAGTCACTAAATACTACACCGATGTTTGAGTTTGCAAGCGAGAACGCCCGTTTAGGATTCAAGCTAAATGAACTAGCACTAAGGATCATGGAAAATGATGAACTTTCTGGGTTTGTTAATAAGATCGGTACAAAACTATGTAAGGAAGGCCGAGTCAACGATTTTGAGAAGGCGGTACTTACACAAGTTCTGGAAAACTTACAGATTGCGGAACAGACATCTGTAGTTAAGAAAGATATCAAAGAATCCATGGACCTAACAGCCTACTTTGATAAATATGTTATGAACTTTTACTAAGAAGTTCTTGACAAACACACAAGGTTTTCGTACACTAGCTGCATACG